ATCCACATGTGTTATGCCCAAGTTCAAGATCCTTTTTAAACCATCCTTCAAAGTTTTCGAAAGGATTAATTGGGTTATCGTATGTGGTAATCATATAATCATCCATTATTTAATCCTCCTTTACTCTGTTTTGTTTACTGTTGATGGAGAAACACCTACTCTTTCAGCAATCTCAGCAGCGGTATACATTCCTGATGCTTTCATTTGCTTTATCAGTGACACTTTGCTGCTTGTCAGTCGCCTATCATCTTGCTTTGGCGTTGCCAGCTGTTTCACCTTGTCTGGGTCAGCGTTATCAATCAGTTTTGCTAGCTTGTTTGAGCTTATTGCTCCTGCTTGCACTGCTTCCCATTCTCTATCAGTAAACTCTACTTTGGTCCTCTTTGCTCCGACCTGAGCTCTTGCTCTATCTAATGCCTTCTGCTTCTCTTTTCCCTTCTCTTCTTTCGTCATGTCAGGGTTCTGTCTGTATTTATCAGACATTATAGCATTTGCTATTATCTGAGCCTGTTGTTCTTTAGGTGAGTTCATTAATGACTCTTTTAACTTATCATTAAGTGATTTCACCTCATTCTCATACTTTTTCTTAGCCGCCTTATCCATTTCAATGTTCTTTGTGTTTCTAAAAGTTTTTCTAGCGTCATTAGCTAATCGTTTAAGTTCATTAGCATACTCTGCATACATGACTTCCTTCTTGTTATTTTTATCACGAACAAGTGTCATAGCATCATCTGTTAAATCCATCTTAGGTATTTGAACCATTCTTTTCTTTATGACGCCATCTTTAAACTTGATAGGATCAGCATCTCTAAAAATTTTGTAACCTTCATTGAACCTTTTTAATTCTTTAGGAGTCATCTTGGCTTTATCCATTACTTCTTTACGTTCTGGAATCCAATCTTCTGAGCTAGCTTTTGTAAAGATTGTTGATGCTCCTTTTACATGACCTTTTTCTGTAAGGCCTTGGTATTTGGCCTTTAGTTCCGCAATCTTATGATCTTTATAAGATTGTTTATAATCAAGATGGTGCTTATAAGAATCTATTGTTACCATAGAATGACGTGTGGCATAAGCTATTTCAGTTGGAGTAGCTCCTGCAACTGTCATATCCATTATAAGATTCGTTACTTTCCCCATCTCACTTTGCATTGTTTTATACTTTATTCTTGGAGCATCGTCTTCCATCTTATATGACTTTGGATTGAATCCCTCTAACTCTTTTGGCACCTTAGAATTTCTAATACTTATACCATTAGACTTCATAGGGATTGTCATTGCGGTATCACCGTCGAAGTCAGCTCCAGAAAGTCTTTCTGCTACACTAGGATGAATACCAATAGCGTCCTTAGCATTCTTCATAAAATCTTTAGCAGAAGAGCTTGTATTATTGTTAACAGTAAGAATTGGTATCTCAAATGTACCACCATGTGGATATCTAACAAGAGCTACCTGTTCACCATTCTTAAAGTTTGGTGCGTAGACTTCTTTTGGTTTTATGTCTGGCACTGGTAGTAAAACATGATACGACTGGTTTTTAAACCCTGTTACATTAAGATCTGAAGCTTGTCTGTCGCAACCATCCGAGAAATCCTGCAACATTTTCTTTTTTACAACTGGATTTGTAAGAGCTTTGATATCATCTAACTCGGCTCTCTTTCCAGATATTGTAAGATCGATCTGCTGCTTAATAAGTTTCTCTGGTTGTTTACCTAAGAATTGAGATGCTAGATCTTTAGACCACTTACTCCAATCTCCTTCTTCTCTCAGCTTATTTAGAGGACTTAATTTTCTTTTTCCATCAGCATCAGTATAATAATACTGTCCGCCAGGTTTAATAAGTGCAGAGAATGGATTATCTGGATCATCGGAAACTTTTTTAAATACGTCTCCTGGTGGAGTTCCCTTTTTCTTATTAGTGTTATAGATTATATCGTAACCCTTTGGTATATCATCAGAGTAGTGACCCATGCCTTTCATATAATGTGTTCCATCTACACCTATTCTTAGCTGGGCATAGTTAGCGTTTCCTAAACTCAAATCAGGAACGCCTCTACGAATTTGTATAACTCCATCTCGATCAACACCACCATCCTCAGCATATCTTATTAGAATTCTTTTTGAATCCATATGCGTTGGTCTCTCTGGAACAAACCATGTCTTACCTTGATCCGAAGAGAATTCGGTTATTGGCTGGACATTAAATCTATTCTTTTGTATTTCGCCGAAAGACATTCCGGGAGGCGCCAGAACAGAAAGTGTTGTTTCATGATTAGTTCCCATTTGTGGGATCTTCACATTAACATTTGTATATCCTTCATTTTTTAACATCTCAATTGCAGTCTTCTTAGTAGTGTCAGTAACGCCCATTAGGAGTTCTGTTCCAGTAGAAACATTTATAACCCCTTTTTCGTTACAGGCTTTCCTAAGAATATCAGCGGTATTGTCGATTCTAGTCTTACGTTCTGCAATTTCGTTATTTAATAAATTACGAACAGATGATTCATTAATCCCCATCTTCCGTGCGACTTCTGATTGGTTGCCACCGTATTCATCTAATAATCGAATAGCTTCCTGTCGACGCATCATTCTATCTCTATTTGATTCTAGAGACAATTCCGCTCTTAACTTATTTATAGAGGCTCTTTCTCCAAACAAAGCTTTTGCAATCTCAGATTCAGAAATCCCATTCGACTTCATTTGTTTTACTGTAGCTCTAAGGCCTCGATCATGTTGATCTGGATTTTCCCCAGACCCCCAAGCATATCTACCTGAACCTCGACCAGGAGGAGCCTCATCATGAGCTTTACCAGAATGTTCGAAATAATCCATCATAATGATTATACCTCCTCTTTAATATTCTGAATTATTTTATCATATTTTATTATCTTATCCATTATAAGATAAATATCTTTATAATCTGGTTTATATTCCTCATACGAATCGTTTTGATAAATCCTTAGGATAATATCATCGAAATGTTTTGGATCAAAACCATATTCCAAACAGAATAAAGCAGAATATATCATTAACTGGTTCATTGATACTTTTCCAACTCCTGTTTTCAAATCATGTATTCTTAATACATTATCTTTGAATAATATTGCATCGGCAGTCCCAAAACAGTTCTCAGAATAGTATAGAACTATTTCAGGAGACATCCCAAAATCCAAAGCATCGTTCACATAAAGACATAAAGTCTCTTCAAGATCTGGTAATTTTTGCTTTAGAGAAATACACTTTGCTGCAAAAGCATGAAGCTCAGTTCCTTTAACTTTTGCAAGATTGTTTAAATATGCTTTTTTAAGTCTTTCTTCATCATAGTTTAACCAATGATAATTACTAGCTCCTAAAAAAGCATGGTCTCCATTTTTTGAAATTCTATAATGATCATTCCAAATAAATCTATCCATGTCTTTTAATACTTCCTCCTTATTGCTCGGATTTATAAAAGATGCGAAAGACATGTTACTCATCTTATTAATGTAATACTCCTGGTTTGGTTGAACATTTGCTTTATCATCTTTTTTACATTCTAAAGCAAACCATTTTTTTCCATAAAGAACTAATAGATCAGGAATACCCTGAATTATAGAACTATCGTTTTTTAAAACTATAGCTCCTTTATACTTCTTTTTAAGTTCTTTAATCAGAAAACTTTGAAAAATGTTTTCTTTCATGATGGCCTCCTATAAAAATTTTAGTAGATGTGTTTATCGTATTTTTTTTAATAAATAGTTTATGTACGATTTACATCTACCAAAAAGTTTATAAGATGGTTGGAATCGAACCAACAGTCTACAAACATTAGTTTGTTGTATTGCCATTAATACTTCATCTTATAAATAAAAGAAAATGGATATAAAATCCTTTTCCTCCCATTATATAGCATGTATTTTCCGCGAGGTAACTTTTATAACTTTTCTAAATATCTTCTAAATTTTCTTTCATTAAACTCTTTCTTATTATCGATCGAGTTTTTTATCATTCTATCAATCTGTGAATTTGATATCATGTAATAATATTTTAAAATTTTATAAGGTGTATTTATTCTGTCTATTCTTCCTCTTGCTTGTTCTAACATTTTATATGAATGTGTCAAGCTGTAGAATAATATAACATTTGTTTCTATACAATTCCATCCTTCACAACCTGATGAATACTGAACGAGATACGCCCAACATTCTCCATCAACTATCTTTTGATGCTTTTGACCATTCCATTCAGAATATGGAACATTAAGACTTTCACAAATTTCTCTAAGTATTTCAAGCTCGTATGTAAAATTATAGAATATGATAATTCTTTTATTTTGAATAATTTTATTCTTTGTCGCTTCTTGTCTACTTTTATCTTCATTTGTGACTCGTCTTAAAATATACATCAACTTTCCAATTTCCTGAATTGGTTCATCATCATACATATTCCATCTCTGCATCCAAGCCATTTTATATTTGTCTTTGTCAAATTTACATTTAACGTATTCGTGTTGTCTCTCAATTTTTCTTTCGGAATCCATATATATCGTTATGGCTTCTTTATTTGCTTCTAATTGTTTAACACCAACGAATCTATCAATTTTTGGGAACTTCGTATATGGGGAATATATCACATGATTTATGATGAAATCAGTTTTGTTTTTATAAAACCCATTTGCAATAAATACAGGCATGTAATCAATCCAAGTATCTCCAGGCGTTGCAGACAACAATATCCAATCATTCTTTTTAGATATCTTTATCAGCGATTTACCCCAAGTTCCAAGAGATATTGCACGTTGTTCATCAAATATAAAGAACGCATCTTTAACATTGATATACTTTATAATGTTATTCCAACTGTCAACATGCAATTTAATTCCAATAATGCTGTCTTTTCTTTTATTACATATAGCAAACCTAGCAGCTTCTTTTTCCCATTCCTTATCATCTCTTTTTTTAGCAGTTGTTATGATATATAAATCTCTAGGTTTATCAGGAGTTTTATACACACCTTTACCATTAATAGTAAAACTACCACCGCAGAACTTAAAAAAATAAGAGAGTGCAGTAATGGATTTTCCAGAACCGACTCCACCTCTAAGGATGGAGCCAGTCTGAATTTTATCTAGGACTCGCTGCTGACTAGGATATAATGGTATATCCATTTACAGCTCCTTTCTTTTGACATTACTCATCAAAGTCATCGTCGAATTCAGCATACTTTTTAGCCAGGTCGTCCTCTACTATTGTCACATAGATAGCTTTCAAATATGCAGCAACTCCTCCAGGTCTTCCTGGATTCTTATCTGTTGCCGCAATGGCTGGATATGTGTAAGGACTTATTATTAAATCCACATTACTAATAACAACATTATCCAGCTGCCCAATTGTATCCTCGTCGAGCTTAACTTTCTTAGATCCTTTGATAATGCATGCTGTTGGAGGATAGTTACCAAACTTTACTTTTACAGGTAAGTAATATGCATCACTCTCATACTCATCATTTGAGCTAAGAGTTTTTACATTCCAGCCATCTTCCTTTAACTGTTCGACTAATTCTTCATCTTCTAGAAGAACCCCAAACTTCCTCTGGCATGTAGGGTTATACTTCTTATCGTAAGTGCCTGTAAAATCCCTAAATATAACCTTTGCACCCTCAATCGTGATATTGTTTACTCTCTTTGACATAATCTTTGTCTCCTTTTCTATTTTTTTTTATTTAAATGGAATCTCTTCGTAATAAGATTCTCCATTTGACTCTTTTAAGTTCCCGCTAATAAATATATCAAAATCTCCATAGTTACTGATATTATTCTTAGCATCTTCAATAAGTTCTTCAAAATATCCAAAGTCAACCATTTCTTTGACATCATCAAATATGAAGTCTCTGATTGATTCAGATTCTAACCATCTATAAACAGGCTCTTCCGAACCTTTTATAAATCTTTTCTTTTTAGTGCCCGTTACTGCGGAATACTTTCCATCTTTTTCACGTAATAATATACCGCCTTTATATCCTGTTTTTACTGGGACGAACTGTCCTATCCTTCCAACAAAACGATATGAATGCTCATCGTCGCTAAGACCTTCATTCATGTCTAAATATATCTTAGCATTTGAAACAGCCTTCGTTTCACATAGGTCGTCGAAGATTAGGTCTTCTCCAGTAAACAATTTCTTAAACACGTAAGGTATTTGAAACTGTGCACCAGTAGCAGTCCAATATGGATCAACTACTTGACCTTCTTCTTCTCCAACTCTTGCAATATATACTGCGTCATTTACAAGGCACATTCTTTCATAAGTCGCTTCATGATCAAATTCAAACCCATACTCCTTAGCAAACGAATATAGAAACTCTTCGAGTTCTGGAGTTGGATCTACAATCTTAATTGAATCTGTTTTAATGTGGACGACTTTATAGCCCATTTCTTGAACTTTGTATTTCAAGGTTATCATAAATAATGCACCATATTTAGCAACGATGTTGTCGATATTTCTTGGGTCTTTCAAGTAGTTATCAAACTTAGCACTTGTTAACCCGTAAACAGAATTTATAGCTGTCTTCAATGCGTTTGGTAATTTCTTTATCTTGCTCTCGTCTGAAATATACTTAGCAAGCTTACCATCAAGCATATGTTTGACCATATCATACATTTTCTGCTTAATCCCAACTCGAGCATCTACAAGTTCCTGGAAACGTTTAGTATACTTACCAAACACATTTAGAGCTATTGCCGAATGTGGATGCATTGATACGATATCATACAATCCGACATTATACCAAATTCCTGGATTTGCGTAAACATACCCGCCTTCTCCAGGATCCTCTCCCATGTAATATGATTTTCCAGAGACTATCTTGGTTCCTTCTTTATACTTGTCTTCTGGAAAACCAAACTGGTTGAACTCATATCCTGGAAATATAGTGCTTAAGTCTGTGTAGACAAACTCATTCTTTGCAGTCTTGTAATCATCACCTAATATGATTCTTATTGTGTGACTATTTGTTGTATCATTAACTGTAAGCCCACTCAAATCAGCAAGAATTTCTCTAGCAATCCAATCCGACTCATTATTATCCCAAACAGCTTCAGTTGAGTCAACATCATTACCGCAGTATTCTGCGATACCTTGAATCTTATCTTCTGGAACTTCTTCATCCCAAGGCCACTCAGACTCTTGATGATGTATCCCTAACTTTATCTGCCACTTCTTAAGACTCATTTTATTTGCAGCTGACATGAAGTCATAAATATCAGTATATGACAAATTATATGCTGCGCCGAAGAATGCGCCTTTATCGCCACTGATTATTCTCTGACTTATTTCATACAGTTGCTCATTTGAATAGCTAAGACTTCTTGCATAAAGAATATGATTATCATACTTTCTGTTGTTATATCCAACAAGTCTATATTGGAATAAGTTTGAAATTTCTTCAGGAGTAGGATTTATCATATATACTTTTTTATATCCTGGACCTTTGAATTTCCAAACTACAACAAATAAGTTTTTATACACCTCGACATCATATATAACTATCGGCGCATCTTCTTTATACTCTCCTGGTTCAAAATCCTCCGCTTCAACTTCTGATTTGAATTTCATTTGACCAACTGTCTTTAAACATCCTGCTGCCTGATGCGTGCTACTCATTGCAAATGATACAATATCATTCTTCATATCACTAACATCATACTCAAACCCTGCAGAATATGCATTATCTAGTATCTCTTTTATAAAGTTTATACTCTGCGTGGTATTTGCATGAATTTCTTTCTTAAGGTTTTTAATTATTAAAACTCTAAGATGCTTCTCGTTTTTTACAATCTCGTCTTTAATCATCTTTTTGTCCAATCTTATAGGTAATCCGGAACCAATCTCAACAATATCATGATTGAAGAATCTTGAGAGTTTTCGTCTTAATGAGGCTCCCCCACTAAATACTTTTACTTCAATATTCTCATTAAATATAGAACTAAGTTTACTGACGTCCCCACTATAAATATAATGAAGATGTATACCTTTACCGCTTTTACTTAATTCTGCATATGTTGCTGGCCATTTATTAGCCGCTTCAAGATTTAGTTCTAGATTCTTTTCGCCAGTTTTATCCTTAATATCAAAATCTATAACAATATGATTAGGATTATCTGGTTTAACAAAGTGTAACTCAGATGTGTTAATATCTTTTAATTTTGTTTTGCAATTATCCCATTTAACTCTAGGGAATCCTTCATCACTTGCTAACTGGGCTTTTGATTTTTTATAAGTTCTATCAAATATAGATTCTCCAGAATCAATTGTTTGAAGTTTAGTATCCGTTAACCAACCAATATCTTCCTGAATATCTTTTTGATGCCCATTAAACTTATAATCTAATAATTCTTTTTTAAACCCTCTGTAAACATGTCTTTTTGTTTTACCATCGATCCATTTTATCTGATGATATTCTTTGTAGAACCCTTTGAGTTGTTCTGTAAAAATAAGTCGCTTTGGCGGATATCCTAAGCCACTTTCCTCAAAGTATTTCTTATAAAGCTCATAAACATTATCTCTTATGACATAATCATTATTGATAAAGTAATCAAAATTATCAAATATAAAATTGAATATATGATTAGTCTTATAAATCATTTGAATTGGTTTATAATCTTCATAATAGTTTTGTCCTAAATTTTTATAGACATTTATACAGTGAGTCGCTATACCACCAAGTTCAAACTTAACATCTTTAATAAGTTTTCTATATTCCGTTATTGGAACTTTATTACCTGATGGGTAGATATCCACAAGTCTTCGACTTATTCCTTTTTTTGTATCATGCAAATCTACTGGATCATTAGTGGCTAACATTAACAACGCGTTTGGTCTTATAGTATATTTAGATTTTCGTTTTTCATTTATTATGACATTTTTATGGGATGCGAATTCATTTATTATCGGAGAATCAATTTTTTCAAGACTTCCATCATCTTGTATAGCAATTAATGGATTGTCTCTAAATAATTCAGTGCTAAATTGACTATTAGCATTAACCAAGTCACTAGCATTAAAAGGTGTCCAATATCCTTCAAATAAATCTTTTATAATGTCCAACATCGTAGATTTACCAGTTCCAGGATCACCATATAAGACAAACACCTTATCATTATTTTTTGAATCTCCGACAAATATGCTTCCTATTGCCCATTCGATCTTTTTTAATTCTTCTGGAGAATATAACGTTGTTGATAATCGAGTATATGCCGGCGTCTCCATATTATTTAAATCATATGGGAGTCTTTTACTTCTGAAATCTTTAGCATCTATTTCGTCTTTTAAGAATGTTAATTCTTGGTCAAGCTGTTTAAAATTAAAATCTTTTGGCAACTTATTGAACCAATTGAAAATAACATCTATTTGTTTAGATGTGCTGTTCTCAATTAATTCTGGAACAATAGGTAAACCAAATTTATTAATCGGCACTCCATTTAAATCCATCTTAAAAGTCTCGGATGATACTTTTTTAAATATGTCTTTATCAATATACTCAAACATGTCTTGCTCATTGGTGGACCACATATTGGTCTCTTTATTTAATATAGCGTAGAATGATCCACCTTTTTTCATAAGGTCTTTACCCGTTATCTTATATTCCGGATAAATAGAAACATATCTATAATACTTAAAACCGTTTATAATTTTAGGGGTTTTTACTTCTTTTTCTTCGTTTGTTATTTTAACAAAGCTTTGCATATCTGGACCCCTTTCTAAAATATTATAAAATCCTTACACTTTTTTTGTCCACTTTACCTATATATAAGGATATATTTTATATGTTAACATTAAAAAAAAGTGTAATTTTGTAAGGAAATCGCTGAAACCCGCACTGGGAGCGGGTTTGCGGCCTTACAAAAACCTTACAAAATCATTACAAATTACACTTTTTTTCTACTTTTACATATTTTTTAGGTTCTTTAAAATGTAATTTACAAAAACAACACAAAAGTGTAAGGAAAAATGTAAGGCTTTTCACCATAAAATATGGTCATTTTACCCCTCAAAAGCGTACTGTAACCACCCTAAAGCGGCACTCCAGACACTTAAATTTTGTAAATTTATATCTCCAGAAGGGACATAAAACGGACTTCCATCGCCATTTTCATCAAAATCTCCGTCTAACCAAGCATCAATACTCTCTGAAATATCCTCAAAATCGCCAGAATAGCATTGATTTTCGTCACTTTCTTCACTAATTATACCTAGATTTTTACAGAAATCGATGAATATCTTACCATTTTTCTCATCTCCTGGGTATCCAACGTAGTCAAGATTGAGTCTATTTGCCAAGCTAACCAGCATTTCAAGGACTGTACAGTCATGATTATCGGTATCAATCCGATTAAAACCACGGTCTTTGAAGTACTCGTTCCTTAAATTCAGACCCTCAACGGCCCTATTTTCATCGGTATCAATATACCATCTATAAGGAATCTTGTTTAAGTTACTCATGACTCCTCGCCATTTTGTAACTCGCAATCCAAGTTGATCGCAAATCCACCTAATATATTCTGGATCTTTAACAAACTTTTTTATAAATATCACCTCCAATCCATTTCAAATATATGTTTTAATCATCTTCGCCATCACCGGAATCATTTAAATAACACTCAATCTCATAAAGAGTATGGAATTTATCATTTCTTATCCAAACAGTATCCATATCTTCAATCCACTCAGGGAAATTATCCTTCTCCATGAGGTTGCCTAAAGCATACTCACGCTGCATGTAATCATACTCTTCGCCAGATTCGTCTTCATAAATTGTGTCGATATACCCTTTATAAGTTAAATATAGAACTGAATACTCGTCAGGTACATCGCGAAGCTGTTCTTCCTTGATAAAATACACTTCTTCATCAATATCGATTGGCGGATTTACTGTCATCTCAACTCCATCCATATCGTCTAGATCATCTTCACTATCATCAGAATCGTCTTCATCACTATCAACTGGGTGCTCTCTATCAGCACCACCATCAGACTTCTTGTGATTCTCTTTAGATTCATGCATCTTCTCATAATGCTTTCTCTTATCCCCCATTTTTTCTCTTCTGTCTTCAGGCCACTCTGGAGGATATTCATTAGAAGCTTTATCTTTAATATTCTCATCAGCATCATCCTTTGAAATATCCTCTGTGTCAAGAATATCAAACCCCTGTTCCTGAAGATCGTCCACAAGTTCTCTTATTATAGAGTCGAGTTTCTTAACTTGTTTTTCACTTTCTTCAAGTCGCTCCTTAAGCTCGGCATTCTCTAAACCAACGGTCTTAACGCCATAAACAAACATACCGAGAGCGCCCAAACCGACTCCTGCTCCAAATATAGCAACCTTTTCAAATATGCTCATCTTTAAAACTCCTTTCCTGAATCTTTACCAAAGAATCCTGGGTGATGCCCAAGCTTATCATAAATAACTCCGTCAACATTGAAATCTAGTAAAACGACATCTTCATATCCATTTACAAATCGTCTGCCTGCTTCTGAATCATCTTGATAGATATGAAAATCGACATAGTCATCTCCATAACCTTTCAGCCAGCCTACGACAGCTCCTACATCTGTAGCTGGGAGTCCAAGCATCTCATAAACCTCATTTAAGAACAAATATCCCTTAGTCTGCAAAATATCATTTGCTCTATTCTGCTGGCACTGAAGGAAATATCTGTTACCTGTTGGGTCATTCTTAATCCACTGATCAGAACTTGAGTCGAAGAACATACTGAATACTGACGGCTCATTTAGAGCTTTTTTTTCATTTTCTAATCCAGCCTTAATATCATCAATACTCTCAAATACTTCTTTTTTACGAGTCTTGACATTACCTTTCTTGTCTGTATACTCTTCTTCAACAACTCTCTTTACAATTCCTGCAGCCCATCTTCTATCATATTCGTCGCCCATCTCCTCTACAACACATCTTCTGTATCTAGAATATGCTGCTGAGACTGCGTTAAAGGCTGCTACAGCCCCAATATAACGTCTTCTTAAGATCTTATTAGACCATAAGAAACAACCAACAGAAGCAGCTCCTAGGCCTATTGTAGGGGCATATACTTTAACCCACTCAAGGACGTCTTTGGAATATGCAACAAGCTTCATCTTACCAAGCTCAACTTTTCCAAGCTCTTCCCCTAATTCTTCACACTCTTCAATCGTAGCATTGAGATTCGCGTGATTAACAAATATCTTCTCAGCGACCTCATCATGCTTCTTCCCAGCTTTAACTGCCATAAATATAGTACCGACAAATAAGCCGATACCCGCAGCCATCAATATCTCTGGACTGTGCTTCTTGACAGTCAGACCAGCTTTACCTGTAACAGTTGATAACTTAGATCCTGTACTTTTTACTAATGAATTAACTTTTTCGAACATTTAATTTTCCTCCTCATATATTAACTCTAAGCCATATTCTTTGGCTATTTCGTGCTCAATTTTACAACCTCTTGCGTCTCTCCAGCCCTTTACAAAATATACAGCATCACATTTGCTCATTTCCCTTACCGCATTAGATAAGTAAAATATACGTGGCTGTATAATGCCTTTTGAAGCCTTCAGATCCTCTGGTGATGGGTAATCTAAAAATAAAGTATTAACCACATCATACCCAATATCTCTGAGATGCTGATAGGCTCTATTCTGAGTTAAGGTTATCTCTTCATCAGATAGACCATTCATTGGCTGTGATATCATTACACGTTTCATGCCTGTTCTTCTCCTTCTTCCCATTTCTTAATATTATTTAAAACATTATCAATCCCAACAGTTGATGAAATATGGAGAATTAGGTCTTCTCGGTTTTCATCTCTTCTGCGTGTCATACACTCTGAGATAAATATCCCAGAGGTAAACAGTAGTCCGAAAATATAACCCCTAATACTATCCTGAGGAGTTATAAATGTGACCACTAGAAGCAGTATAAAACTGAACCAATGATAATTCTTTTTAACAATCATAACTCCTCCTTTTAAATATCACCAATGTCTTTAACTCTGTCGACATCAATCTTGTAACCATCTCTTACTCGTCTGTAAGATATGGATCTAGGATTTGTCCAACCCCAATCGACGTCAGCAAAGTTAGATGGGAGATTAACAAGGTCTAACAAATCAGCAATAGAAGCCTTACCATTACGGTCTATTAAATCCTGCATTCTCTCGACAATATCCTCTGCGTCGCCACGCTCTTCAACAACAATATCTTTATAGTCAGTAGAAGTATCACTATTCTCGCTACCTCTATCTCGTGACTTACTTCTGGTTCTACGATCTTTCCTATCATAATAACCAGAATATGATACCTTTGATGATCCTCCGCGTTTCCTTCTACCACTTTTCTCTCCAAATAACATCATCTCAACAAGGTCAAAAGTTACATCCTTGACGCCAGGAATGATTAAATCAAATATGAGATAAGACTTAATGTCATCCACATCCTCGGATATAAACCATCTACTTACCTTTTCAAACCAAGATGGTTTCTTTTTAACAAGCTTAATCTGCTTTGTCTTAACTCCGACATCTTCGCCTTCCACTTTTTCAAGGTCCAACTCTTTTAGTTTTTCCTTGATTTTTATCTCAGTCTCTTCCTTGTATTTAAAGGAGTTAGGTTTGATTTCTGATATATCAATCGTTGACATATACTATTCCTCCTCTACATTTTCTTCAATTTGTTCCTCGTCCTTATTCTCAAAGAGTTTAAATATAAACTCAGTTGAGCAAATACTAATTGCTGCTGAAGCAAAAACCGAAAATACATCATCAACGATATTCTTGTTAGTTAATTCAAATGTCTTTATTAACTTGATCGTTAATGCTGTTGTTGCTACCGCCTGACAAATATTCTTCTTTGTGAGTAATTTCTTTTCCATAATTTTAATCTCCTTTTTATTTAAAATATAATTAATGAAGGTTCCTGTAATCGGCTCTAAGACTTACATCATAGGATATAAATAACACTGGTCGTTTGTTCTTGGTCAATGCTGATGTAAGAGTAATTGGCAATCTTCCCTTATCAGTATCATCAAGATTCCAGCCGAAATCATCCCCCATTCTGGTTTGTGATATACCTAGAATTTCATAGAAATCATTAACTGAAACATACATCTCAGAAATTATTCTATACGACAACTCATTAATCGCCTGCTCGATTGCCTCAGGACTACTATAGAATAACCTGCCAGAGTATTCATCTTTACAAAGCACAGTGCCATTACCAGTATACTCAGCAGTATCCTCATCAATATCTGCTGATTCAACATTCTCTTTAACCTTTTCGCCTGTAACTGCCTGTTTAACCTTATTAATTCCTTCTTCCTTTAATAGCTTAGCAGCTTCTTCCTGCCATTTATCTGCTGCCACTTTGGTTAAGTTATAAGCAGCACTTAGTGTAGCAATCTTCTTCGCTGACGCCCTATTGCTTCCAATTATACACGCTGTTGTAGCGCCTACTGTCAATATGGTTGGTACAGCCTCAATAGCTACATCCTTAACACAATCTGTGATGATTTCCTGCTTTTTCTCATCCGGGGATTTTTTAAGATCCTCTTTGCAGTCGTCAATTCTCTTTTTGATTTTTGGGGCAGACTTGTACATAAGCCCAACACTTACAATGAGCCCAGCAACTGCCAGGCCCGTTAATATAGCTGGTGACTTTTCATCTGTCACCTTTGCTATAGTTGTCATAGTTCTACTGAAGAAACCTTCTTTTTTTACTTTCTTTTCCATAGTGGATTATCCTCCTTTAAAATATGTTTTTAATTATAAGTTCTCTATGTATACGTCGATACTATCGCCTATTCCAATCTCAACACCTTCGTGAGCTAACAATAAATAGTCATCATAATCTGGGTTATTAATCCAGGTATATCCATTATCATCTTCCCAAGACTCAATCGTTGGTAACTCATCATAATCATAGTCAAAGTTAGGTATTTGCCAAAAGGTACTATACCAATCATCGCTTCCATCTATGAATATTTTGGCATCAGGATATAACTCCTTAAATTTACTTACAATCTTTGCAACCTCTTCATTTTCCATTCGGTTGTAATATGTTGTGCCGCTTGTGTCATCCGGATGCTCATATGGGATTGCCGGAATTAACAAAAATGTTTTCTTTTCTCTCATACTTTTGATCTCCTTTTTTAACTCAATTATTAAAGTTAATTCGGAAAAATATACGTAATTCTCCATGTCGTAACGGAAATAACATTCAGTGAAACATCTATGAAATAATTTTAAATTATCCATAATCTGTTCAGCAGTCTCTCCGTCTCTGAAACTTAAAGCCAGTTGATAAAAAGAACTCCTTAATGAATGTCCAGTTGACTCAAGGCTAATACTACCATAATCCCCAACATATTTAATAATAAGCTGCTTTAATACATCGATATTCTTTTCCATAATTTTAATCTCCTTTTAATTAATATTGTTTTTTTTGATACATTTAAAAACCTTAGAGTCCATGTAAATATATTACACAGACTCTTAAGCCCGGTTACTTAATCTTCAATTTCAACATCTACAGTCTCAACTTCTTCTGGTTCAACAATCTCCGAATTTTCTTTATACTTTTTCAGAGCCTTTTTTACCCACCTCTTCGAAAGTTTTCTATCGATAAATGTTGTTGCAGCCGAGATTCCTATACCTGCTAATAAGCAGCCTACAAGAAACTTCGGTGTAACTTTAATTGTATCATATCCAACTTTCTCAGTAACAGGATAATAAAGTTCTTCCTCAGTCTTAACTTCGTTTTTGTTTTCCATAATAGTTCCTCCTTTAAAATTAAATTTTTTAATTAGTTCCCATTATACAGTGTGGTTTTTCTGCGAGATATACTCCATACTCAATTGATCTGAAGATATGAACTCCATAGTCTCCCAATATAACGTCTGATCTATCTCAAAAGGTCTAATGTATTTAAATTTAAAACTTTTAAGATCTCCAACGCAATCTTCTAAGATTTTTTTACACCCATTAATAGAGTTATTGAAGAAGTCGAAGTCTGTTCTTCTAACGCCACCTTTCCAGCTATCATAGAATATCTTCGGAACAGCAAATATCTCTGATACAGTTTCTCCATCGCTATCCATAAACTGGACAATCTGAGTATTTCTAATAACCACAACGTCTTTAAGGTCGTCGATTGTGACATCATTCATATCTTCAAATTTAAGAAGTAAATCATCAACGCCATCAAATTTCTCGAATAAAAAATTAATATTGGATATTCTTAAAACAACTGGAGTTTCGAAGACCTCATTAGCATCTTCATAAAATTTATTTCTAACACCTTCGCAATAGCTTGGCAACTGGTCAATTAGGCCGCCAACAGTAATATCAGCATTCTCAACGTCTTCCCATATTGCAGAGTGATTTAGATATTTATCTCCAACTTTAAAATATCCGTTAATGATTATCACCATGGTCATATGCTTTCCCTCCTTAAAATATACATTTGAAAACCTTAGAGTCCATGTAAATATATTACACAGACTCTTAAGTCTTATTTCTTATTTTTCTTACCAAATAGACCTTTAATAACTAAAATGTCGATGCCTATTAACAAACCTATCACTAACAATACAGGTAATAATATCATTAGCATCCCCCCAAATATAGGGATTAAACATAATAATATTAAACCTACCGCTAGTAAAAATAAAATTGTGAACATCGCTTACCTCCTTAAATTAAAAATTTACTTAGTTTCCATTATAGAATATGTTTCTTCCGCGAGACAATTTTTTGTTCAATAACAATGTATTTCTCTCCGGCCATGTCTTTATTAATTCTAAGGTTTAGCTCTCCGTTCTCGTCAAGCTCTAATGTGCCAGTGCACTTAAGTTTTAAATATATAGGTTTGTATATCAAAAATAAACCCAAATTTAAAGCAAAAGACACTAACAATAATATCAAATCTATCATTTTTTATTCCTCCTTTGGCTTCGGAACATTCTCCTCAAATTCAACAGAGTTGATTAGTTTATCCAAATACCATCTAGCCTTTTTAAGATCCTCAAGGCCATTCTTGCGTTGCCATCTCCAAATATACTTTAAAACTTTAGCAGTGCATACAGCATCAATACCCTTAAGATCCTTTGTAATCTCTTCAATGATATCTATACACTCATATTTTCCAGTCTTATAATGCTCAGGATTAATATTATCCGTACTATCAACTCCCTGGAATGTATTAAGCGCCAGTTTAGAAGCATTCCTCCCTCCAAAGAAATATTCAGGTCCAATTGAATCATACATTCGTTCATAAAGCGGCCAAATATACATATCCATTAAAAATTTAGCTGAGTGAACTGGCATTTTTGTTTTATCTTCATTTTTTATAACCTCAGTTAAATTTAAATACGCATTAACTACAGCTTTTTTCAAATCGTCATCTGATTGACCATTAAGTATATCATTGACCCAAAGAATCGACTCATCAATTCTTCCACTTTTAATCAAATCCTCTTTATAATTCTTTAAAGAGTGTAATATGTTAATTATTTCTTCTTTTTTCATCTAATCATCTCCTTTTTTTAACTTTTTCCATGTCGATTTGGTTTATGATTATCCTGAGTTCTTTCAAATATGTGATATATAACTCAGACAGCCACGCATATGCAATAAACTCTTTAGATGATTTGTTTATACCATATGTAGAATTGACTTTCTCTTTTATGTCATTTGAGATCCTAAGGAACTCGCCAGAAGGTCCGCCTTTCATCATACACTCGATTGAGTCAATGAGTAATTTAGCGGTTGTCTTACATAATTCTGGTGGATTATCTCTTAAATACATCCTAGTTACCATCGCTGCTAGTTCAAACTTATTCTGCAATGATGTTGATTCTAAATACTTCTCAAAATTCATACTAACTTAACCCTCCTAAAAGTGTGAAAAATACTATAAGTAACTCGATTACGGCTAATAAACTAATAAATAGCATTAGTGATACCATAATCTTTATAAGTTTATCCATGGGATAACCTCCTTTTAAATATCAATTGGAATTGGTTGGTCGTTAAATATAAGTATTGTATACGCCTTATCTTTAGGCTCTACACACGTTATATCTAACCAAGTCACACTATTTGAGCTCCAACCTAAACCACAATAGCTATTATCAAGATCAATTCTCAAATATCCATAGAAATCAGCAATAGAAGCCTTGCCGTGTATATTTAAGTCTCTATTGATACTTAATAAAGCATCCAGCACTTGAGCAAGACTCGCATGGAACCACGCCCCAGCATACTCTTCATAGAAATATATCATTTTTCCATGATATATACCTGGATCGTACGCCTCTGATGAAAGTTCATGTTTATTTTTATTTTTCTCAGCAATATCAGTATGCGCTAGAATATAATCTTCTGGAGCGCTTTTCTTGAAACGATCTCCAATTATCGACGATGACACCGCAAGACTTGTTACCGCAGATGTTAGTGTTTTAATATCCACATAGTTAAGATAATATGAATATCCTATTAGCATAATCGTCCCTGTTGAGGCTAGTATAGTCGGAATATACTGTTTTAAGGTCTCATTTTTATCATCGGTTTGGGTCTCTTCTTTTGCGTTTTTTCTCATAAAATATAGAGACGCTCCAAATCCAACAATGGTTCCAACTAATAATAATGGTCTAACATACTTCCTCTTCAATCCACTCCACCACCTTCCTTATTATCCAAAATATAAAACATATTGTGAAACACATACTGCCAATAAGCATCATAATAAAGCTTGTTAAAAATATCATTAACGTTAGCATTCGATACTCTCCTTTTTATCAGTTTAGAAAACCTTAGAGTCCATGTAAATATATTACACAGACTCTATAAGTCTCAGAATCTTAAATTACTTTACTTTTAATTTTTTCCTTTATGATTTCCTCGAATAAAAGTTTTGTAATACAAGACATCCATAAAATACAGCTGTCATTCCAACAAAAATCCAATTTCTTTTTGAGTCGCTCATAATAGTACCTCCTTAAAATATAAAAATTAATAGTTTCCATTATAGAGGGTGAAAAATCTGCGAGTTAGTTACTTATAAAAATCGTGGTCAATATATTTAAATAACCACGTGAGATTATTCTCATGCCACGTTGATTTGGTTGCTTTATGCGCTACAAAATATAATGCACCTCGACTCCTATCCCATCCTTTTTTAACCTTTGCAACTGCTTTCCAAGCCATCTTAGAAGGTTTCAAAGATTTAAATGTACCATTCGAAACGGGACTAAACTGGTTTTTCTGTTCAATTACCTCTTTAATTGTATTCGGGAATTTGTCAGATTCTACCCTATTTATAACAACTCTAACTACCAATGCCATTCCATCTGGACCCTGGTTACCAGCTTCAGAATATGCGATACGTGCTAAATATTCCTCTTCCTCTTCGGTCCAGTTATAAATATCTTTTTTCTTGGACATTGCTGAGTTGCTTTTTTTCATCTCTTCTTTTGCGGCTTTTTTAGTCTCGTCGACCGATTTTGTTATTTTTGGAAGATTCATTTCTTTTAAGGCTAATTCAGAATTTTCCTTAACCTGATTTCCCATATAGCTCCAAAATGTAAATATCATATAAGCATAAATAAGTGTTCTTATCATAATCTTTGTCTCCTTTTCGTATTTAAAAAATATTGTTAGCATTCGTTCAATTTTCTTAGCTCTCTGGTTTCTTTAATCAATAATCCATTAAGCTGATGTGCGTCTGTTAGTTCTTTAGGAATCTGTAGCTCTTTACTACTTCTAAAATATGACCACACACTATTCATCTCCAGAGAAATCATTTCAATTGGGTAATGGATATATAAATTCTGAAGATTCTCATATCTGCTTCTCAGCGACTCGACCATTTCTATTTGCGGCTTCCCAACGATACCGGAAGATTCAAACTTAAATATAACTGTGTTTAAGTTGGATATAATAGATTCTACAAGATCAGTCAGCCTTCTGTATTTCTTAGAATATGATTCCAGTAAGTTATTAACTGTGTCATTATCTACTTGTAATAGCGCGGACATCAAATATACTTTACTTTTAACAAAGTAGCCTTGAATATCTATGTCAAAGAATTTGATGACCTGACATTGATCCATTAAGATTATTACTTCCGGGATAAAACATGGAGCTTCCAAACACTTAACCATATCATTTCCAATATCCATAAGTTTTTCCTCTGGATCAAGTTTTCTTATATATGGACTTACCATATCAACTACCTGATTGTAAATGTGAATAGCAACAATAATACACTCGTTCTGTGTCATATAAACCTCCTATAAATATACATTTAGAAAACCTTAGAGTCCATGTAAATATATTACACAGACTCTTAAAGTCTTAACTATTTCTTTACAACAATAATTCCTATTAAAAACATAGAAATCCAAAGACCTAAGTTTGTTAATACAAACTCAATGAACGATCCTGTTCTTTTTCCCATTCCAAAAAGATTAAATATAATCATAAATATTTTACCTATTGCTAATGCAATAATTTCAAATATTTTATAATCCATTTTTCCTAATGCAACAGATATAATAAACAGTATCATTATCATTGATATTGTCATTAAACCATTTCCTAAAGCCTCAATCACCATATTTTTCATAATAGTACCTCCTTAAATATAAATTATTAGTTTCCATTATAGAGGGTGAAAAATATGCGATTAAAAAAAACAATATGGGCCATGTAAATTAATACATAACCCATAGCATTTGGTTAATAAACCCCTAAAATCTTATGACACCATTTGGTAATGGTAAGTCTTTTGAAGCTTTGCTTGCTAATGTTCCAGTCTCTTCGAAATGTAAGAGATTACGTTGAAACACAGCGTAAAACACACCCCCAATAATTGTTGGAGCGATAATCTTCGTGACATCAATGCCAACTTGCCACCAATTTATTTTCTTAGAGTTCTCCATATCCTCTGCATGGATATTCTCTTTTAGATAAATGTCGTCAAGTTTAACACTAATGTCAGAGAGAGTCTTAATCTCCTCGATTATTTGTCGATGCTCTTCACTGCTTATATCAACCCTATAACTCGCAGTTATCAGATCTGCAATCTTAGCATCAAGCAATTCAACAGTGTCCATCTTCATAATAGTATCCTCCTTAAAATATTAAAAATTTATAGTTCCTATTATAGGAACTGTTTTCGGCGCGGTCTATGATCTAAGTTGATTTGATGATATAAAAGGGGCATATATGAAACCAACAATCTGATCAATTTTAAATGGATCGGCATACCTAAACATCCATTCTTTGCTATATGTAAATGTAGAGTCAATAAAATTTTTAAAATCTTTAATGTCTCTATTAAAGACGTCAATTTTTATTATTTTAGACCCGGTTCTCCAATCCTCATAAAACATTTTAGAATATATATGTATATAAGATTTTGAAGAACTATTAGATTCCATAGTTTGTACGATTTGGGTCCCCCTTGTCACTCTAATTTTACTTATATCTTCGATTGTGATAATGTCATCAATAATATTATTCATTTTACAATCGACGTCAATAACCGCATCATTAACACCATCAAACATATTGAATAATAAATGCATTGATGTTAAGTTTATCTTTGCATGCTCAGAAAATAGAGCATTTGCTTCTTCAAAATATCGCATTGCGTTCCTATTGACAATTGAAGATATATTGTCAATAGCTTGTCCTAGAGTTGTGTTCTCATTATTAAAATCCTCAAAGACTTTTGAGTAGTCCTTAATTGATGGACCTACGTTAGCAAAACCATTCATTACTACGATCATAACATTCCTCCTTAAAATATAAAAATTTGAAAACCTTAGAGTCCATGTAAATATATTACACAGACTCTATAAGTTTCGTTACTCATTTGTTCAATTTCTAAAGTTTCTTCATAAACTTCCTTGAATAATAAACCTGTATCGCCAAACATGCTCCATAAAAAAATGCTAACATTTTAACGATAGTCTTATCTTTACTTTTTGTGTCCATAATAATCCTCCTTAAAAATTAAAAATTAATAGTTTCCATTATAGAATATGAAAATCCTGCGAATCTAAAAGAAATATAGGTCATGTAATTTAATACACAACCTATAGATTTATTAACGGTTCCTAACTCTCCTTCTCTTAGATGGTTTAACGTTAATATTTACATACTCTTTTCTTGGTCTATCTTTTATTTTTTTAACCATAGGTAAAAATAAAAAAACAAACACAAACAATATAATTGCATAAATCATAACATTCCTCCTTAAAATATAAATTATTAGTTTCCATTATAGCGGGTGAAAAATATGCGATTTAGAAAAAGATAAAGGGCATGTATGTTGGCATACAAGATCCCTTCCCAGCGATTCCGTGCAGATCCACTCGCCCGCCGGTGTTGCAACTCACACGGTTACGTCAGTTTCAGTCACGATCAACTGGAGATTAATATCTTTCCATTATACAGTATGAAAAATCTGCGAGAAAAAAAAGAGCCAATGTAAATTAATACATTAGCCCTAATTTTTTTAATCGATAAATATAACATTTTTTACATCTATTTTGTCGTTAAAAAATGCAGTGTAGATACCTGAAGTGCACATTAAATAATCATTTTCTTTGAATTTGTAATTCAAGAAACAATCATATACAATGAATACATCATTTTCTCGGTTGATTGTAACTCCTCTACTTGTATAGAGATTCACAAAATTTTCTATTTGTTTTTCATCGCTCCAACCGAAGTTTCCTCCGATTAGACAAATGTCAAAATTAAATTTGTTTATCTCCTCAGTAAATTTTTGGTACAAATCACCTCCGAATTCAATGGGATCATAGTAATGATATGTTCCATCTTCCTCATCAATAAAACAATTATCAAAACTGCAAAACAATCTCTTCATGTTTTTCCTCCTTAAAATATAAAAAATAAATATTTCCATTATATGAAGAGTATTTTATGCGGAATTTAGAAAAAAAATATACCGCATGTAAATTAATACACACGGTATAAATCTTAGAATCTCTAACTTATTCTAGATTTTCATACTTGATCTAAATCTAGTTATATCACCACGCATCTTCTGATATCTATACCTCGATATCAAAGATTCTTTATAGAAATCGCCCAGAATCTCTTCAAGTTTTGCCATTGTATTCTTTTTCTTCAGTTGTTTCTCGGATAATCCGATAAAGTCCTGATAAAAAGATAACAACTTACTTGTCAATTCTACACGTTTCCTGTCATCGTCTTTTACAGCTATCTTGATAATTTTCAAGATATCAGAATTGATGTTGATAAATAATAACACATCATTAGCCTTCATTTCCATAGTAGTTCCTCCTTAAATAAAAGTTTTTTAGTTTCCATTATATAAGAAGGATTTTACGCGAAAACCTTAGAGTCCATGTAAATATATTACACAGACTCCATAGGTCTTAATCTAAAAATATTACATTTTCCTTATTAATTTTTGTAGCATAAAAAGCCTCATAAATGTTTCGAGTACATATCAACATATCGTTCTTATAAAATTTAACATCCTTAAATTCATCAAAAACCACAAACGCCTTATGACTATTACGAATTCTATCTACTTTTAAATCATTTAAACTTTCAACGGTATCCATCTGTTCAACGTCTGTTAAACCGAAGTTCCCTCCGATTAAACAAATATCAAACTTTTGTTCGTTTATAAGTCTAATAATTTTAGCAGAATATACATCATAAATATCAATAGGTTTGTGATTATCAACGCCTCTAAAAACATCAAATTCACAATCACTAAAATTAACATATAATCTCTTCATAATAAAACCCTCCTTAAAATATAATAAAAATATAAATTATTAGTTTCCATTATAGAGGGTGAAAAATATGCGATTTTTTACTTAGCTTCAACAAAGGTCTCTTTAGCTTCTGCTGGCAATTTCTCGATGTACTCTTTCATTCTTTTAACACCATCCTCAATTAAATCAGATATCTGCTTCTTTGTAAATATAAGTTTAACGATTGCCGGTAGTCGATCATATAACCAAGTTATTACTGCCGCAAACTTAGCTTGACCAGTCTTTGATCCAAATTCCTGTTCAGCCTTAATTACAAGGTAAAATACGATATCCTTAACATACTTCTTATATCCTAATTTAATTAAGGCTAAAATAGCAATTAAAAATATAATCACTGTAACTATACTACTCCAATACTGATTTACAAAATTCATAAATATAACCTCCATTTCTTTTGAAAAGAATATACCGCATGTAAATTAATACACACGGTATACTATTACTATTTCTTTTTCTTTTTAGCCAGTTCAAAATATTTAAAAAATTCATTGTTAAATTTAAACCATTCATCATCGCCAAATATATTTTCGTCTCTCATTTGATGAATAAATCTTGATACCGCTCTAGCATCTCCAGTCGACCCAATCCCATCAAAGATGTTATTGAATCCAACCAGAGCGTTAAAAGCTACATCATCCATTTTTTCATCACTATAAGTTCCATAAAATAACCTCATGAAGTCCAATTCAAATTTCCTAACAAAATCTTTTTTAAACATATTAGTTCCTCCTTAAATAATAAAAGTTTTTTAGTTTCCATTATATAAGGAGTAAAGAACGCGAAAACCTTAGAGTCCATGTAAATATATTACACAGACTCTTAAGTCTCAGAATCTTAAATTACTTTCTAAGTCCTTTAATTCTGCAAAATCTCTTTAAGTTTCCATAGAAATTATAATACTCTTCGCCCGATATATACCCATCAGAACAAAGATTAAGTAGACATTTCTCAAGTTCGAATTTATTCATAGTGGTTCCATTGCCATTATTAATGACATTAAAATTCACCTTAATATCTTCTAATCTCTGATCAAGATCTTTACTTTTACCTTTGTTATCTAAGTACATTTCAAGCATCGCCTTATTCATTTTCTTTACGAAAACCTCATCAAAAATTTTAAACATATTAGTTCCTCCTTAAATAAAAGTTTTTTAGTTTCCATTATATAAGGAGTAAAATATGCGAGTTTTCTCATGCCTTCTTTAAGTCTGTTTTTCTAACATAACTTAATATCTCTTTAAGAAGGCACTGATCGCCAGACATTTTCTGAACTGTATATGGGCCACCTTTTCTAACCCAATCTGGAATATGCTGACCGGTAGCATAATGGTTTCCTGTTATTTTCACTTTGTCTCCGACAGAAATACCCCCCGGGGAATTTTTAGGATTCAATGGTATCGGTGTTCCTTTTGGAATATCTTTACTCTTCTCTTTGATGAGATCTCCGACTTCCAGCATTGTATTTACATGCTTAACAATATCCGGATGCTTACTCATGAGATACTCCCCAGGACATGCCTTGTTTTTGAACCAGCGATGAACTGTCATATTCTGCTGGTCAACTTTACCAATAAGCTTCGGATCGTTCTTCCATCTAAGTCCGTTCATCCAAGGATGTCTCTTACAAATATCTGCTAGAAGTAATTCAAGACTTTTAAGTGCTTTATCAGTTACAGCATATGGCGGCTTATTATCAGAAGCAACCTCAATAGTTATAGCTCTTGTATCATTAGCAGCATCTGAAGTACACCAACTTCTTTTGTTTTCAGGAACATATCCATAAATAGTCCCATCTGATCCAATGCCATAGTTTGAAGATGCCTGAACCTTAGCATTACTAAAGAACTCTCCGCATCTTTTTGCAGTTAGGTTTCCCGCCATACAATGTATTGATATTGTGTCTTTCTTTGTAGAGGTTGGTATTGTGGAACAATTAGGAGATAATATAACTCCTTTTACTAGTGGACTAAAACCTTCCATTTTGAAAGTTACCTCCTATTCTGGTTTCTCATTGTTGTTTGATAATTCATCCAGCATCTCATCTGTTAGAATCATCTCTTCATCTGTTGGGTTTTCATTAATCTTTACGTCTTTATTTTCAGCCATTCTCATTCTCCTCTTCTATTGGTGGTTTCTCAGGAATATGGAGATCGTCCTCAAGGCCTGAAACTAGTAAGTTATCACCCTTAAGGATCTTTATTTTATTCTCCAACTTAGCCTTGTTATAATAAAACCCAGTTGCAGTTGCCATCTCAGCAAATACTGCAGGGATCAAATATGTTAACGGAGACAGATCATTTGTTCGATACATCATCACAAGCGAAAATATAACAATGACTGCAGTTGTAATTGATATACCTATAAATATCTTTTTTGAAAATTCCATTTTATTACGCAATGGTATCGCCTTCTTTCTATACCTAAACTATATAATGTTCAGTGGCCTGTGACTGAAGGAATTCAGATAACGAAGCATTTACTAAATCGTAATCTTTTATAGCTACATCAATCTCCTCGCTAGTAATATTATTCTTTTTCAAAGCTATTGTTGTAGCATGAGCCATCTTCCCAACCGCACGAATCATATTCAGGGTTATGATTGACTCTCTTTTCCTTGCTTCTGCCCTTTTATCCCTATCTTCTTGATCGATCCGATACTGTAAATCTCTTTTATTTTCATAATTTATATACTGTCTCTGAAAATAAAATACTATTAATGCTGTAAGTATCGGAGATAGCGCAGGCATCAAATCAATAAGTATTTTCATTGTGCTCATGAAGATTTATAATATCCTCCTTTCTTGAATATGAATCTGTTAAAGATGATATAATGGAGTCTAATTAAAAATATAATCAAACCCCATTATACCTCCAGCTTCAAGAGGATTACTTATTTTCTTCCTCCTTTGTAAGCTCCTCAAGACCCATTGCGATGAGCTCTTCCTTAACAAGCTTGCGAATATACATATTGCGAACCTGATTAAGAGTGCGTCTACCAGCAATAATGAGGGTTACGTAGCAATCTACTATAGGCATAATATCACCTCCTTTCATAAATATGTTGTAAAATATTGTTAATAATATCCCAACTACTATGCCAAATATGAACCGAATCATAGATGCTCACCTTCCTCAAAATCTTCAGATAACATCTCAGCATCGAGTTCTTCTTTCTTTGCTGGAGCCGTAAATGTAATTCCAGCTGCATCTTCAAGCTTTTTCACTCTTAACTTCAAAGACTCCATCTCTTCAAATATCATGATAAGAGTCTCTTTGTTTGACAGGTCTTTCTTATTGAGATTTTGTTCTGACGTTTTTAACTTCTTTGTGAATTCGGAAGTTGTTTCTTTGATTTGATTATTTAACGCTTCTAAATATCCAATCATAATTATATCCCCCTTTACAATCATTATTTAAAATTCTAAAATCAAATACGAGAATGACGTATAATATGAATATTTTCCAGATAGATTTGTCATTTTAATATTCCATCCAGGACCAATAATAAATCCAATAGCATTTGAATTAAGTTCTTTAAACTTATAGCTATAACTTCTACTGTTAACCGAATTAATTGTATAAATATCATTATTATCATTGGTCATAGTTGTAATTGGAGTGCTATCGCTTTGACTATTAATTTTAAATATAAGAATTTGGTTTGACTTAAGCCTTTCAAAAACTCTTAATATACTGTCTGTATTTCCACCAGACCATCTATCGTATAATTCTGTATAAATTTTAAAATTATCTTCAATAATTTTAAATCTGTCAATATTTTGTTCTATAAGATTTAATGCCCTATTTCTGATATTCTGGTTTGTAAATAAAAGTCTAACAATAATATTGTTGAAAGTTGTATAATTAATAATACGTAAGTCATCAAATTCAAGCTTAAAGCTTAAATTACGTATATTAAATATCTCCATAATCAAGAGTGCTTGATAATATGGAATTACTTTTGAATACCCATTACTAATGGTGTACTCCTCAGCGATATATTTAATATTATAGTATTTTTGTATAGTATTCTTCAATTCTACGTCATTCTCGTATTTGATGTATGATAACATATCAACAATAATGTATATATCGTAAAGTGATAATTCTAGATTATTATATATTCTTTTTAGTATGTTAGTATTTTGAAAGGCGTAGCTTAGTTTTCCATAAAGTTTATAATCAATTGATGCTAATTGAATATCTAATGGAAATTCTCTAAAGCTCGAATTTATAAAAGGTAATTCTTCAAATGCCATATTATACCCTCCTTATATCAATTGATCCATCATCATTGAATGTGGTTTTTACATTTATTGGATTAACATCTCCATATCTATACTTGTAGGTTGTCGTGATTGTTTTATCACTATTAAATACCACCGTTTTTTCAAAGTTCGGATTTCTTGTAACTATTGAACCGTCATTTCTAAACTCAATATGAGTATCTACATTAGTGTCTCTAGATGTAAAATTTTCTGAAATATCGCCACTAAAGTTAGAAAACTGTCTCATATTTTCAGATTTAAAATCTTCAATTTTTGCATTAATATCTCCAGTTAAATTATCAATCTTTTTAACCATCTCATTATACATAGCTGTAAGTTTAACAATCGCCTCTTCATTTAGTACATTTTTTATTCCAGCAACCCAGGTATCAAGCTCGGATTTCTTATTAACCATATATGTTAGCATCTCTCGAGTATTTGTATTATACCAGTCGTCAATTGTCGCTTTTTTATTTTCGGAATAATTTACTAGATCACGTCCCCATGTATCTATCTGGGACTTAGCAGCATTCTGCCACCCATTGATTTCTTCAGTCTCGCTTCTCTTAAAGTCGTCCCATTGAGAGTTCCATTGATCAACCAACCTATCAATATTTATTGTCTGAATTATACCAGTAACATAAGGAGTTGAGTCTCTGCCTATCATATTCTCAATATCAGAAGCCGTTATTTTAGTAACATTCTCGTTAAGTTTTATATTAGCAAGAATATATCTTTTGATGTCTGATGTCTGTTCAATTGCCGGTGGTGTTGGATTCGCGGAAGGAGTTCCTTTAATGACTACAATATTAGAATTTCTAATTTCTGTAGTCTTATTAATCTCAATTATAACCGAGTCGATTCGTTTCATTGCAATTTCAGCTCGATCTATATCAAGAATTGTCGGATTTTCACTAACGAGCCAAGTATGATTAAACCAAGCTCGACCAGTTCCAACTTTTATTTTCATACTTTCTGAGTCATAAGGGGACACTTTAAAAGCATCCCCAAAACCCATATAAATTCCATCTTTTATCAGACCGTCAAATATTCTACCGAAATCTTCAGCGTTATACTTTCGATCGTGATTAAAGCTGTTGTAAAATCCACTTTTTATAGACATTTATACCTCCTTTATTTCATAAAATATTCATTTAATATTTTGTTCCAATCAATATCCCAAAATACCATTAAGTTTCTAAATGTCTTATTGGCTATTAAGTCCTTTATTATCTTATCTGATAATGTGTTTAGCTTTATACTTGTTTTGCTATTTACTTTTTTCTCTTTATAACCTACAGACATAACTTCGATAATTGACTTTCTAAGATGTTCAATAAATACAGGTTTAGCTGTTGATACATCCTGAACCGCCAAATTCTTAAGTGATAATATAAAAGGTCTTAATACCGATTCATTATACTCAACCGTAGCATTATATTTAATATCCTTGAATATATCTTCTACAATTTTACGGTTATCTTTTCCTTTCTGGATTGACTTCTCGCATCTATTCTTGAATTCTATCTGAGCTCGTCTTCCAACACCATTTATCTTATCTCTCAAGATTTCACGATTGTCGTAATAATATGCAGTTCCTTTTTTTGTGTATATTCCGTACATTGTTGTTCCTAGAAAAGATGAAAGTAATGCATACTTCTGATCACCATCACTTGATGAGATATAATCTTTAATGGTATTATATAATATCTCGTACCATTCTACTTCTTTAGTCTCCTCATCAATACTTTTTAAAGTCTCTTTTAGAGTTACTTGGTTTATTAGTGATTTTTCGCTCTCGAGTGATCCAACCACACTTCTTAATCGGTTATACTTTGAGATACAGTTAGAAATTGAAATGTTTTCAACTGGCTCCAATCTTATGATATCATCAATTGATTTATTTATTGAGTCTAGCTTTGTTATTATCGGCTTAAGTAGATCTAAATCAGCTTTTACAGGAGTTCTTTCTTTTGTCAACTTCGATTTTCGATCTCTATACTCCTTAAGCTTTGTTTGATTTGGTTTTTTCTTTTTGTTTTCAGCTTCAATTAATTTATCAATTGACTTTATCTGATTTGTAAGCGATTCATACTTTGCTTTTAGTTTGTTGTATTTTGAAATGTCAGCCTTCTTATTAATCTCCAACTTCAGCTTTGAAACGAGATTCTGCATCTTGACATCTGTAAGAATAACTCCTAGAATATTCTTCCTAAAATAGTTCTCAAACTCAGGAAGCATTTTATTCTTTTCTTGAGTAAATAATTCTTGAGGTTTTACAAATGCAGTATCCCAAATATCAGCTAGAAGTGATGACCATCTAGTAGTTTCCCCACTATCTGGAGTAGTAATCAATTCTCTAAAAGGCTCATATAACTCATCATACTTTTCAAGAATCAATGCTTGTGTTTCAGCATCTAACTCACTCTGTTCTTTAAGCATCTGATCGAGCTTTTCTCGTTCTTCTTTTGCTTTCTCTTCAGCTTCCTTTGCTAATTCTCTTTGTTTCTCTTCGTCTCGGGCTCTCTTTTCAGCTTCTTCTTTTTCTTTTTCTTTTCTTTTCTCAGCATCTTCGGCATCTTCTAAACCTTTTTTAATCTGTTTCTCATACTCTTCAATCATTTTCTCCATGTATTTATAAGAATCTTGAATTATATTAGAATCAGATTTAAAGGTCGGATATATACGAATGCCGCTGTCGTCTTCCGCATGGACTATCTCTGTAATCCTACTTGTCGCCGTTACTCCGAACTCATTCTCAATCTGAACTAGATCACCAAGGAAAAAGTCATCATTTAATTTGTATGTGGTGTTTGTTTCGGCTTGTCCATCAAAAGTTTCAGTAAGAGAATTTTCTTTTAGTTTCTCAATCCCTCTTTTCATGAGCATATCGTTGTAAATATCGGCGTCTATTTCAACATCATAACTGTCCAACTTATCTGAAAGATCTCTAGCATCAACCGGAAGTTCAATTCTCTCGATACCACTCAATTCATCAGAATATCCAAAATATGCAGTCTTACGATTTTCACCTTCGCCAGCACCAAACACCTTAACAAAATTTTTCATTAGCATTGCATCTGAGACCCAAGTTGAAGTTATCAGGTTTTCGAACTTTGGCGAAAATATAACGTAAGGATTCACATCTTGGCTGTAACTCCTGTTGACACCAGAATACATTGAGAACTCAAACTCCGAATCATCATTTAATTCCACTTTAAATCCTAAGTTATATAATTCACATATCTTAGATATGGCCTCGTAAAGTGTTTGACATGTGAATTGCATCCTTACATTTGAATTTAACACCGGATAAGTCTCGCGGTTATCAATGATTTTGAAATTCGGTATCCTTCTTTTCTCACCGCCTGTCGCATCAGTTGGGTTAATAATATTTTCATTTATTAACTTACTAACACTATCAAATATGGTACCATCAACAGATGTTTGATCCCATACAATCCTTCTTGTAAGAATCGAAGTAAGTGATCGACCCTTTATAATGTGTTTTGGAGCATCTTCAACACCCAACTCTATTGTAGAATATTCTACAAACATTGCTGATTTAGTTCCTGAGAGTTGCATAATACTATTTGGTTTAACCAATTCTTGAAAGTCATTTAAAACCGGTCGTACCAATTCAAACTCGCCAAGACTATTATATCTTTCAGTCCATAATAAAGAGTTGAATAAGTCTATGATTTTCACAACTTCATATTTTTTACTCTCATTCATGGACATTAAAAATAGTTCAAAACTTTGCATAATTTATACTCCTTCGAATACATTGTACATCCACATCTTAATGTCCAAACCGATTTCTCCTTCTTCTGCAAGATATGTAAACATATTATCTCCGTAAGATATCTGAAACCATGAAATATCTCTTCCAGTGGCGTTTAGTAAATTATACTTTTTGCCATCTCGCTCAAGATATACCTCTTTCTCACCTTTATTGGTATTGATGTAAATATGATCTCGAGCTTTAATATAATCTCCAGTTATCTTCTTTACAATCTCATCCTTGAGTGTAAAGATCTCATTTTTTGTTGCATTGATTATCTTCAATCCTTTTACGATCTCCGAGGTAACATTTATGTCGATCTCAACACCGACAACGCCTTCACCATCGTAATATATATTGTATTCTTTTCTTGTTATAATATCACCAAATTCAAGCAATGGTTCAGTTAATGAGTCATTCTCAAACTCAAACTCAAATAACGGTAATATTGATGAAAAGTTATATTCTTTTTTTCCATCTTTCCCATAACCCTCAAAGTGAGCATTCGGACACTCGATTGTTATCTTACAGCTCTCATTCTGGGAAAATATATCAGGATCATTCTCTGAGACATATCCATAAGTCGTAAGTGTTCGATTGTCTGTCTCTATAAGTAAAATAACCATACTCTTAACTTTGAAATATTTATAGGTCAACTGTCGAATATCTTCAATACTTTTAATGAATCCGTTCTGAACGAATGTAAAATATAAAGATATTGTTCTATTGTTTGCCCTAGATGAATTATATAGTACACCGTCCATCATCGGTAGTGTAGAATTTTTGATTTCAGCGGTAACTGGACCAAGCCCATCTACTTTAGTTAAAAGAAGCCCATGGGAGGGCTCCAGTTCATTCAAAGTTATAACAAGTTTCTGACTTTTTTCAGTTATTATTGTTATTTTCTTTATCATATACCAGCAACGCCTCCCATGTATCTAGCCATATCATTCAATTGGCTTCTTGTATTCTTGTAAATATCATATCTACTAAGTTCTTTAGGACTATAATTATTTTGTATAAATGTAGGTGCTATTGAATTGTTTGTAGTATTTGTGCTATTTTGAATTCCATTTGTTCTTTCGTAATTCATTGGATTTGCAGACTGAGCATTGTAGCGAGCTTGAACAACCGCATTGCCGAAACCACTCACTGTGAATGGATTTGCATAAGTTTGCTTAAACTCAGTAACGCCAAGTTTGTGTATTTCAGCGATTGCAGCAAGACCCATCTCTTGTGCTGACTTGCGGATATTATCTAACTCGTCAGTCATACCTAAAGAATATCCTTCACCTGCAAATACGCCTAATTCCCTAAATACTCTCGAAGGGGATTTGGATTTTTGAGTCTTTTTCGTAGATTTTTTAGCAGCATGAACCATTCCTGCAGCAGCACTACTAACATTAGAATATGAACGCTCAATGCCCGATGCATACCCAATTCCTGCCGAATATCCTAAACTAGGCATTGAAGGCTGAGGTGGAGTCCATGAATTTATAACTCGCTCATACGCATCAATTAAGTCTTGAGCTTTCTTTCTACCGGCATCTTCGAAACCATCCTCTGTATCAATGGCATGAAGAATCTTATCAGTTAAACTACTTACTGCATCTGATACTTCAGTGTCTAATTCATATCCGCCAAAACCATCAAGAATCTTTTTGGCAACAGCTATACCAGAATTCTTAAGTCCTTCTGGGTCAGCCATTTTTATTGCGGAAGCTATACGATTGATAAACTGTTGAGTCTTATCTTTCATATACTCAAAAACGTCAGAATATCCCATACCATTCATAACTATCTTAGCAATATCTTTACCAACATTTAAAATCCTATCTTTAAGATCAGAATATGAATGTGGGTTAAGAGCTTTAATTATTGATGATATAAGCCTCTGACTATGAGTTTTAACTTGCGTCATTTGACCATCAGACTTATTACTGAACCCTTCCAAATATGCAAGACCGATCTTAGAACCAGTCTCTCTATACTGGTTTATTGTAGCCTCGTCAATAAGCTGTTTCTTCGCAGATAAAAATAATGCTCTTGCCGCGTTAGATATATAGTTCTTCTCATCATTTTTTAATCCTTCTGCGAAATAATATGCCGCCAATTGACCAGATGATCTTAAGTCTTCAGCCATCTTAACGAATGTGTCTTTGATAGCCTTTATGAAATTTGATATTGCCGATTTTGCAAGTTCTGGGTTTAGCGCTTCTAATATAGATTTTATGTTATCTACACTTGCATTGTTTAAGTCGTTTATGAACCATCCAATACCCTGTTCCAGACCCTGCATTTTTAAAGCAACATCCACAAGACCATCTAAGAATCTTGTAAACGCCATCAATTTTAAAGGATTTAAGGTTGCAATTGAGCTATTATACTCAACCAGCGATTCTCCGTAAGAAGCCAACGCCTCTCCAAAATCAGCTAAATCAACTTTACTTCCAGTAAAGAATGAAATCACGCCACCTTCGTCATATAATTTACTAGCGGTCTCGATCATCATTTCAGTGGCTTTCTTAGCACCTTCCATTTTCGATGCATCAACGCCAGTAACACTATCGACAAAATCTTTAATGTTAGGACCCGCGGCTTTAAGTGCTGCTGCAAATCCAGCTAAGTCTTTCTCGCCAACTATACTTTGCCATATACCGCTTGTTGGTTCTAATGCCTTTTGAACCTCAGTCATCATTAATGCTGCTGTTTTAGCTCCTTCTACTTGCGATGCTTTAACATCTTGTACTTGTTTAGCAAACATAGAGATTGAAGGTCCAAATAATGTCAGTTCAGTAGCAAATTTTGAAAGGCTCTGATTTCCAATTATGTCTTGTAAGAATCCATCTTGTCTTGGAAGAGCATCTATGATTTTAGTAACCATTAATGCGGCATTTACTGCGCCTTCAACTTGCTCTTTTTTAACATTTTGTACTTGTGCTGCAAATATAGATATTGATGGTCCAAATTTTGTCAAATCTTCTGCAAACTTTGAAAGATTTCCAGCTTCACCAATAACTTTCTGAAGAAATCCACCTTCCCTTGGTAGAGCATCTATAACCTTTGTGATCATCATTGCGGCCATCGACGCAGCTTGAACTTTAGCGGCATCTATTTTACCAAGACTGTTTGAGAATTTTGTTATCTTTGGTCCAAATTCAACTAACTGGTCGGCAAATTCAGAAAGTGGCTTTTTGGTTCCAAGACCAAAGAAATTTGCAATACCATCAAGTAAAGTATTGGCCGTTAAGAGCAACATAACCTCAACTAAATTTTTAATCGAGCTAGTTACTCGTTCGTCAACACCGCCGGCAGTTCTGAAGAATGGCTTTAGATTATTACCGAAGTCTGCTAGGTCTTTTCCAATTTGTGGTAGGGCTGAAGTTACTCCTTTTGCGAACCCACCAATAATATGACCGACAAATCCACCAATTGCATCGCCAATTGCTTCGAATACTTTAACACCATTTTGAAGTAGCTTTTGAGTATTTGGGTCATCAAATATCGCACCAAACGCAGCCAGAGTTGCAGTCAGTGCTACAAGAGCAATCTCCATTAATCCAAGTCCTTGTACCCCGGCAGAGAACCCAGCTTTTCCAGCAACCGAAGCCGCAATTACCGCAACTGCAACACCGGCAATAACAGCATCAATTGCAGCAGCTACTCCTATCAACTGTTCAAAAGGAATGTCTTTTAAAGCCATCAGTGAAAGGACAACTGGTATCAATGTTGCCGTTGCAGCTAACGCAAATACGCCCATTTGAACAATATCTATTTGTGTTTTACTTATCAGGAAAAATGTTCCAGCTAAAGCTCCAATTATTAAAGTTAAAGATCCAGCCGAAGCTAATAAGTTTGATGGGTCAACCTCTGATAATGTTTTTAAAGATAACACTATTGGTATTAACATCAAACTTCCTGCAAGAAAACTTAACATGTCTTTCATTTCGACATTATTCTGGGTCGCAATTTGAAGTGATTTACCAACTGCCAACATCGTTCCGCTCAATGCTCCAGCAGCGGTTAAAAGTTTATCCCACTCTATATCTGCTAACATCTTTAATGAGAATGCGACACCAAGCGTTACTGCGACCATTGCAATTATCGATTTGTATTGATTATCGCCAGCTTGATTTGCGGATGCTTTCTTTACCGCAGATCCAACCCCTTGAAGCATGAAATATAAGGCAGTAATGGTCTTAGCTAATGACGGTATGTCAAATTGATTAAGAAGTCCTAAAGTCGTACATAGCACAATTGACGATACTGCCAACGCCAAAATAACCAAAGCATCGCCTGGCGTAGCTCCAGTCTTCATTTGTTTGGTTGCTTTACCAAGTGCAATATATACACCACCAAGGGCAAATATACTCTTAGCAAGCGATCCAATACTCATAGAATCTAAAAGCTTTAAAGCTCCTACAATAAGTATTGAATATAAAGCAAGTCCAATCAATTGCCCAAACTGACCTTTTGAATTTGATGAATTAATTGTATTCATCTTTTTGACCATCTGATACATCGCTGCAAATATAACACCCATCATGCCGATCTTTATTACAAGATCCAAAGATATCTTTAGTTTATCCAGTAACATTAATGCTCCAACAACTACAAGAAGAGATGCTGCCATTTTGAGTATTGGTCCGGCATTAATCTTAGCACCATCCAAACCTTTCATACTCTCTGCTGCTTTTTTTATACCGAGAAATACCGCAGCTATTATGACAAATTTAATTCCGAAAGCAATCGGATCATTAATTTGAAGTTTATTAAGTTTTGAAACAAGTAATACTATTATTCCAAGTACTGAAGCTAGAGCCATACAGGATGCAGCAATTGATGCAATTCCAACAAGATTCTTGAAGTCTTTTGCTTTTACATTTGCAAAAACGAATATTCCAACAATTCCAGCTAATATAACTGAGAATTTAGTCATTGCATCATCCGCGGCTTTCTTGTCAATTTTACTCATCAAGAATAATCCAGCGATTGCGCCAACTAGCATTAATATGGCTTTTCCAATATCTTTAGCCATACTTCCAAGCATCTTTGCTTGAAATCCTTTTGCCGCAATCTTTAATCCTTCGCCTAATTGTTTTAAAACATCAGTCGATTCGTTTAATTTAGCTTTTGAATCTAATATCTTTGTAAGTCCGAAAGTAATTATAGCGGTTATAGCTCCGATAACTCCACCTGCGACTAATAGCTTATCCGTTGGTAATTGAGCAATCAACCATATTGATCCGGCGACAAGAGCAATTGCAGCTGCATATGCCAATATAATTTTTACTTTGTCTTTATGAATTTCTGCTCTTATTTTTTCACTATATGTATCAAGTACTTTTTTAGCAGAGCTAGCAACTCCTGTCAAGCCATCAAGAACATTTGTTAATGCATCCATTGGTTTTAGAATTGATTTAACAATGTTTCCTATCGCGCTAAACATCTTAAAAGCCCCATAGATTTCTACTGCCCCAAAAGCATTAAGCAATATATCTTTTATTGGGAACTTTAAAAATATATTAATTACCCACTCTTTAAACCTTATAAGTTGTTCTCCAGCTTTTTCAAATGAGGTTTTAATAAAATCAGTAGCTGTTTTTATTTTTTCTCTGATATTTAGTGCTGAAACATCAAGTTTACTAACCCACGTTGTTATACCTTTTATAAAATTGGTTATTTTTTCAGATACAGTCTCTATCGGGTTAACGATTGAAGGTATTCCAGATCCAGCATCAGCAAATCCAGCGCCAATATCAATTCCTGCTTGTAATACTTTCTTTCCTATTTCAACAAACAGACCAACCAGAGCTTTTAATGGACCATTATATACTGTTGATATTACACTACCAACATTCTTGAAAGCTGTAAAAATACCTTTAAATATCTTTTGTAATCCCAGACTTGCATCTTTTGATAGAATAAGACCTTTTGTAAAGTCTCTTAATTTCTCAGTAAAACTAAATAAATGCTTTGCGGAATCTGACAATTTAAATGTCTCTTTAAACGCTTTATCTATTGGTCTTATAACTGACTGAATCGCTTTAAATATGTTATATATTGAAGCAAATATATTATCTCTACCAGATGGTTTATTCATCAATTTAACATACTCGTCAAGTTGTTTAATATTCTTTTTATCTAATAGAGTCTTCTCTCTAATATCTTTGATCTGTGACTTAGTATATCCCATCTCAATAAGTTGAGAATCTTTCTTCTTATTAAGACTTTTATACTGCTGCTCTAAAGCCTTAGATATATCTTCTCTTGATACCTTTTCTTTTTCAAGAGTCTTTAAAAATGTAAAAGTGTCATCTAAGTCTTCTTTACTTTGTCCTTTAAATTTACCTTTTTCTCTTGCGATTTTGATATATGCTTCTTTAAATTTATTAGCATCAGGAACTTTTCCAACAAATTGTTCCCAACCACTACTTAAAGACTGCTTTAGGAATTTATTTCTTTCTCTTGATGACTTATCTATCAACCCGCCAATTGCATTTGTAAACCCAGTCCACAATTTAACCGACTGTTTGATATCACCAAATATAATCTGAGAGGTTTCGCCCCAACCAGACTGCGCAGCTTCTTTAAGAGTATCCATACCCATTGATAAGGTCTTTACTTGAGTCGCTGCTGCAAAAGCTTTCTTACCAATATCTGTATTTTTATCTGCATATCGAGCAAGCGTTTTAGTTAAGACATCAGTTGTTATCCATTGATGAGACAAGGAATCATTAAAGTGCTTTGTAGCATTAAATAAGTCAGAAGTCTTACCTGCTGCATCAGTCGTTACGGTTTCATAACCTTTGTATTTCTTTTTAATTGTGCCGAGCTCCAATGCCGTCTTTATAAGTTCTTCTTTGAAACCTTTAGTCGCCATATTGGCATTTTCAATAGATTTCCAATCAATAAGTTTTACAGATCCTGCCGACAATGCCTGTGAGAAATTATACATCGCTCTCGCAGCTTCATTTGCATTTGCTCCAGATAATGCAGCTTCATTTGCAATACCTTTTATAGCAGCTACCGCATCGTTAAGTTTTACACCATTGTTAGTAAATTTACCAATGGATGAAGTCATATCCGAGAAAGAATAAATAGTATCATCTGAGTATTTATTTAACTCTTCAAGATGCTTGTTTACAACTCCAACAGATTCTCCAGTAGAAGCCATTATAGTCTGCACCGAGTTCATCTTTAGTTCGTACTCTTGAAAACCAGACTTAATAGGATCAATTGTCAAACTTTTAATCAGTCTTGTTCCTGCAGTTATTGCTTCATTAGTTATACGCATTAACGCTGCTGTACCAATGACACCCATGTTTGTGAATCTATCAGATATATTCTTAATAGCTCCAGCCAAACCTGTCATTTTTGTATTTTGTATTTCTTTGTTAAGGTTTTTAAAGCCATCTTGAGCATCCTTCATTTTGGCTTTTTTATTTATTTCATCAAGAGATTCTACTGTCTTTTTGGCCTTGGAGGAATAATCAGAATCATCAAGTCGCATCTTTATAACATAATCGTCACTTTTTCCCATCTTAAATATAACCTCCAATTCTAAAAATATTAGTCATCTCCTACAATATCCAAGTTCAATTCACTACTTATTCCTTTTAAAACTTCTCTTTGTATAGGCGTTATAAAATCGTTAGCAGGAACCCAACCGCCGCTTCTAGTTGCGTGTCCGTATTTTATAAGTTTTATAACTGGTAAAGAATCCCCAGCTGCCATACTTGAGTTGCTTATCTTAAGATCTAATTCTCCATTCAACCTTACAATTTCGTATTTCCAAGAGCTAGCAGTAATTCCTGAATCTTTTGGGGTTTGAGCACTCAATTTCGACACTGCCAGTTCTCCATACTTTCTGAGTACCGCTTCTGTTTTATTATGGTTTATAGCTAATCTGTGTTTTAGCCTATCAATAACTCCATCACTGACTTCATATAATATTCCCATTTTGAATTTTCACCTCCTAGTCAGTAATCCCCCACTCTTTCTTTCTTCGTTCATTAAGGTTCGATCGATCAACTAACCAGTCTCTGTTGATTTCTTGTTTCTTTTCTGGTTCGCTTTTTGCATTTATAACTCTTATCAAAGTTAACAACTGTTGAATATTCCATTTTTGATACTCAGCTGGTATGTTTAGAATTATCATCCAGTAATATACAATTTCAGCAGTTATGATTTCATTTGTACCAATTTTATTACCTATGATTTTATTATCATTAAACCATGTAGCTGTCATTGGGTCTTTCATATATTCGGTAATCTCAGAAATATGATCTTCAGTTATACATTTATAGACTTCGTCTTTCACATCTCTGGTTATAGTCATACATTTAATGTAGTCTAAGATTTGATCTCTAGTTAACTGTTCTGTGTGAAGAAACGGAATATGCCATTTAGCTTCCCAATTCTTTATAGATATAAGAGAATGCTCAAGACTTAATGTAGTGTCTTTAACATTTATGAACTGCTGAGTGTCGTCATCAAAATATTCTCCACCTTTAACATTTATCTTGAGCATCTCTGATCACCTCTTTTATGTTTTTATCAGGTGGCTGGCTGTAGTAAATCCTGAGCCGTGCCATCTGTTGTATGCTTGTTTATTTCTTTTATCATTTCTTCCTGCACATCCTTAGGCATAACATTTGTCATGAATGTAATAATGTACTCCGGATCACTTACCATCTTAGTAAATAATACAGAATATGCCTCAGAATATATGAATCTCTGAACAATTTCAGGATCCTTAACAAATGTCTTACCGTCATCAGACTTAACACCGTACGACTGCTTTACAAGATCAGTGTAGATGTCATAAAGACTACCAAGATCGCCCTCATTTATGAGTCTCTGGATTGTCTGAGGTAAATATGCATTATCCTTGTTTGTGGCCCATTTAATAACCTCTGCCTTATTCATGTTAAAGTAGAAGTCCTCAGATCTTTCAGTACCATTGTAATCAACATACTTTATCGTTTCTTTATGCATAGTGGTTTTATCTCCTTTTCTTAAATCGTTTTTAAATTAAAAAAAGACCCAGAAGAATAAAATCTAATGGGTCTTTCAGCCTTATTTTGAAATTCTTACTCTGCAACACCAAGGTTTGGCTTTGCTGCCGCAACAGTCATTATTGTCTTAAACTCATCTGGAAGAATAATCTTTGAATTCGCAGTATCTGTACCATAAAGAACATTCTCTATAGCCTTAAGATCCTCAGCATCAACCTTTCTTGAGTCAATAACAATATGTGCTGTAGGCTTCTTGCCTTCTACTGCAACTGGAGTTGTTGAAAGCTCCCAGCTGAACTTAGCTGCCTCAACGTTTTCATTAACTGTATTATTATTTCTTGCAGATGGAGCCGCGGATGCATTATAAATAATGTGGATCTTGTATCCAACTTCTGCATCGACGTCATTACCGATTCTAGTCCTGTAAGCAAGACCGAAAGGCATCCTGTTCTGAGCCGCAACCTTAACGCCCTGGATAATTTCTTCAACGCCTTCACACTTCTCAAATTCCTTAGGATAGGTGTAAGCCTCGATTGTAGCCTTGAAATCTTCAGCAGATCTAATATTCAAATAGTTAATATTGTCCGCATAAATCTTACTTACTTCTGCACCAGATGGAGACTCATTTATAGCTGTTACACCATGCCAAGCAATACCCTCTTTGTATGCTCCGTTTTTATCCATCGGGAAAAGAACCGCCTTGTCAACGCCAGTCTCGAAGAACTTCTCGCCAACGCTATGCCATTTTAATTTGCTCATTTACTATTTTCCTCCTTGTTTATAAAGTTATTTTGTAAACATTATGATGAAGACCATCAGATATGAAATAATCAAGATACTGACAACCTTCGAGATCTAACATAGTATCAATTATGTCCGAATCGACAGTTTTTGATACGTATATTACTTTAAAAGCATACTTTTTAATATACTTCTTGTTATCTGCATCATCGGCATCAATAGAATCAAGTTCATATTTGAAACATGGATATTCCATCTTAAAACCTTCAGGAGTAACAAAATATACTCGTTTTGGGTTTTTTAGAATATCACATAGCATCTGATGCAGCTTTAGTCTCTTTTTATTCATGATATACCTCCCCAAGATCAACTATTACTTTAGGTGGTAATATCTCTATGGATCTCGGTCTCCATTTAACCTTCATATACTCGACATAAGCCAAATTCTGAATATTATTCCTCATGAAGAAATCTGATATGAGGCTAACACGTTGATTCAGCTTTATGTTGCTGTTAACTGTGTTAGAGGTATCAATATTTTGTTTAAGGTTTAATACGTCACCAATATAATGTCGTTCAACCAAACCGCCAGGACCGTACACACCCGGCTCAATCTCTATAGACTCCTGGTTAAATCCAACATTCCCACTATATCTCATATCAGATTACCTCCATTTTGAATTCTTTAGCTAGGATCAAATGCCAGTGTTATTGCTGAGAATGGCTTAATGAGCGCGCCTGAGAAACGAGTCTCGATCAAATATTTATACTGGTTGAAATCAATATCAAAGTCATCGAACATAGTAGTCTCGCCGCCCTTATCAGCACCAACATTGTAGTCTGCAAGATTTACAATGATACCGGCAACTTCCTTAGTATCTAACTTAAGACCTTCCATTGGCTCAACAGTAACAATCTCTGAAACTCTAAGAGCAGTTGCGAGTTCCTGAATTGTCTTATAAAGCTTATGACCGATAGTGTCCTCAAGAAGCAGCATCTCTGTAAGCATATCCTCTGTAGTATAAAGTGTTGGGTTGCCGCTTCCCTTATACTTCTTTCTGGATCTTACGCATTCATCAACAAATAACTTAGCCTTCTCATGACCAGTAGTTGATGCTGTAACTTTAATAAGCGACTTAATTGTAAACAAGTCGGCATCATTGTATACTGGACGAATGTTAATTTCCTGAATCTTATCATCTTCATGGGACTGGCGACCATCACCTATGAGAATAGCTCTAGCGATTTCCTCTTCAAGCATCATTCTCATTTCCATCCTGATCCACTGAACAACATTAAGATCCTTAATATCCACAATGTCATCTCTGTCAAGCTTCTGCTTCTTGTAAACTGTCTGAGGGTTTGTTGTTCTCTTAAGAAGTGTGAACACCTCGTCCTTCTTCTCTTTGCCCTTAATATAACCCTTAGCTCTTGCTTCATCCTCGGTTATATTAGCATACACAGACTTAACTCTTGAGAAAGGAGTTCTACGAACGGAACCCATAACCTTCTGAACCCAGTCCATATTTCTTGATATAAACTGAGGAACTCCATCGATTACCTGCGCATCAGGGAATAACTGATCAGTACCTTTAATACCATATGTGTTTGTTCCGGTTCCAACGGTCATACCAGTTGTTGGGATGGCATGTGTAATATCTCCGTCGAACATTTCAGTTACCGCTTCCCTAAGGGAGCCAGTTCTCTTTGCTGCCTCAATAAGGGCAACTTCCTCAGAATGTGTTAAAACATTCATGCCTGTTTCTCTTCCACCTTCAAAAATATTATGTGACATATCGTCTCCTTCCTCGTCATCGTCATCGTCATCTAAACCGCCAGTAGCTTCTGCTAATAATATAGCAACAGCATCTTTCTGCTCTTCAGTCATGCCATCAATAACCTCAGCAACTGTCTTTCCTTTTTTCTCTTCAGGTTTACTCACTTCTGAATCCTCCTCTTTCTTTGTTGATTTTGAATTTTCAGGTTTTTCTTCACCTTTATCTGAATGTGAGATAAATACGTTTTCATTGTTGTATATAACGCACTCTTCATCACTTTCGTCGATTGGATATCCGTGAGAGAATACACTCTCAATAAATGCCCCGGGGTTTGCACCAGCCAATACAAGAGATACTTCTCTTATAACACCGTGTAATACATCTCCACCTTCCTGAATGATATCAGTAGCATGAATACTCAATGCCTCTACGTCTCCGTGTTTGACACATTCATATGCATCCTTACCATTCTGGGTTTTGTTAAATGCACAATCTGCCCAAACTCCTTCGTCTCGGTTTGTCAAATATGCATGACCTAGAACAGCACTTGGATCCCCATGCTGATGATTCCAAATTAATGGGACTCGTTTTCCATCGTTGACTTTAAAAGCGTCTCTACGAATGGTTCGACCATCTTTACACTTTAAGTCATTTTTAGTAGCCCATCCACTAAAATCGAAATTCATATGTTCTCCTTTCTTACATTAAATCAGTATTTAAGTACTTCTTTTCTTTAGACTTTTTCTTCCTAGCTTTAGAAGACCTTCCAGATCTACCCTTCTTAGCTTTTACAGCTTCTAAGAACTTCTCATTACGCATTAAATCTCTGTGAACATTTTCAGAAGCCGTCTTTGCATCGCTGTTTACTTTATCAACATAGGTTTTATGTTTCTCTTTTGCTGAGTCAACTTCTGATTTAGACTGTGAGGTTAAAGAAGAAATTATCTGCTTAAGCTGATTTCTAGAGGTATTCTTTGCTACTTTTAGGCTATCCTTGTCGGCAGCATTCGCAGTTTTTAAGTCGGATTTAATTCCTGAAGCTTCTGCGCTTGTCTTCTGTTTAATGTCAAATATAGCTTCTTTTCCCTGACTCTTTAACGATATTATTTCATCATTTATCTGCTCTGAGAATTTACTCTTTTCTTCTTTTGACATATTCTTAAGTCTAGATTTTAAAACGTTAACTCTTGAGTTAAGGTCCTTAGATATCTTTTCGGTTTGTGCAGACTCTCTTTCTTTAAGATCTCCGACTTTCTCGATAGATCTTTTAGTTCTCTCTGCGATAAGCCTAGAAGTTTCTTCTTGCTTAGACTTATTCTTATTGTCATCTTCGGCTCTGGCAAGTTCTACATTTTTTCTCCTACTTTCTAGGATATTTTGAATTTTACTCTTCATATTGGACAGACTCGCCGCTATCTTTCGCTTCTTATCATCGTCGATTTGCCGTTTTGCGTATTGCTCAGTTAATCTACCTTCCTCATTAAGACTTCTTCGCTGTCTACCTTTGAGTACTCTATTTTTCATATAATACTCATGAGCTTTTACTGGATCATAGTACTTACTGGAATACGCATGTGTCAATATTGTATTGTTTTGCATCATCCATTCAGTTTCCTTTCCATTTCATCGATTCGTCTTAATTCGGCTTCTAATTCTTCATCAGTCATCGACTCATAATCCTTCTCTTCAAGATCAAAGTCGTATTCTGGAGATTCGCCTTCATACTGCTCGTAAGCAATATTGGAATTTATTAACTCATTAGCTTTTGGATCATCAGAAGGTCTCATTCCAATAATAGCTCGAATCTCGTTTGATGTGAGAATTTCATTTCTAGTAAACTTATCAGCTATCTCAGCGAGATCATTAACTGGGACTAGCTTAAATACACTTCTATGACAGTATATAGCCTCATGTCTTTTATAGACATCCGCGTCAGTTAAGTACTTAACCTCCATACTTTCGGATATTGCTGAAACAATTGGTAAGATAGTCCTGTTGTAATAATTTAACATTTCAGACTCACTTGCAGTTCCATCAAATATCGATTTTGTAAATCCAAGCTGATTAAATAACTGATCGGTTAGGTCTTTAGCCTGCTGTAACAGATTATTCTCAAGGGATCGATTAAGCTGTGTTATTTTTTCAGTGCCGTCAATATAAGCAATACCCATCTGAGAATTGTTAAGCTGCCTTTCAATGTTTGATCTTCTCTTTTCAGCTTCTTCTTTTCGTAGATCGCTCTTCGTAGAATATGGAAGCTGTATTATAATGTCTAACTTCCCAGGATTATTCTTTGAATTCTGGAGGTCTATATCAGATAAGACATTGATCAATCTCCTACTTATTGAGTTTGAATCATTCATTATCTGATAGAATGGATTATACGCTAAAGCAACTATTCTTTTTGGTAATGTTATTAACTCTCGTATACCAGTTAAACTGTTATACACTTCTACAGTAACTGAATTAACTTTCCATTCTTTTACACTGCCAACTCGTAACTCGTTGATTTTGAATTCTTCATTGGTAATCGGATCCACGTCTGTATTCACAGGAACTATAGCCGCAACACCTTCTTCAAACATTGTTAATGCGACATCTTGAATAAATTCTCTTGATGTTTGATCTGCGTTTGCTTTTCGATTTAGGAGATAATCTAGATTTGATTTCTCAACACTCTTTACAAACTGTTTATCATCATTTACTATTGCATGACGCATTGTGATTGAGGCTACGTCAACTGATAATTTAGTATAAATAGTATTGACAATCGTCCGGTTATACCCACCAGAAAGTCGTGGTTTATCTGGAACGAAGCTATAAGTTACCGTTGGGTCATTATTATCTGTTGGATGTCTTCCTCTAAAAGCATCCCATCCACTTTTAAATCTGTTTATAATCCCCATTTAGGATTTTTCCTCCTTTTTAAAACCAGCTTTCACCGAGAGCTCTTCTCTATTTCTCATCTGGCCTCGCCAAAGCCTCTTGTATTCTTCTATTCAAGTCTTCTCTAGCTTTAATGAAGCGATCATTTCCATCTTTTGATTTCATTGTAAGCAAATCTCTAGCCGTGTACTTTGATAACAGCTCTTTATACATCGCATTTCTTTCTTCTATATGCTCTTTCCAGGTGAACGGATGTTTAAGAGGATTTGACTTTGATTTCAATCGATTATGTTCTTTATCAGTTCTCTTTATATCTTTTTCAAGATATTCCAATTCATTTTTTGATCTTTTATTTTCCTTATATTGTTTCTTAGCAGCCTTAAAATCTTTTTTAAACTGACGACGCTCTGATCTATCCATTTTTTTCATAGCGGCATGTCTTTCGCCCCACTTCATACCTGGTACTCCGAAATGATATACATCATCACCTTGTTTTATTACCATGTAATTCATTTATTAAACCTCCTGTTAATAATTTATGATGCTTTCTTAGAATACTGATCAAGCATATTCTTTGCTCTCTTAATAGATTGATATACTTTAGTCGCCGAGTCAGTATATTCGGAAATTGCATTAGCATTTTTCATAAGTTTATCTACTTTAGCCATCGTTGATCTACTATATATCTCTTGAGCTCTCAAATTCTTTATTTCTTTTGTCCATTTTACGCGATTTAAGGCCATACCTAACTCATTCGTAGATAAATTATTTCTATACCTGTAAACATCTTCGGCGGTCTCTAAATGATCTAATTCAGCCTTTGTAATTCCTTGCTTCTTATGACTTTCTTCCAGTCTTATTGTTTTTCTTCTATCTTTCTCAGCTTTTATGGCTTTACGTTTGGTCATGTAATCTTTAATCTTTGTAATGACACCCCACTTCTGACCTTTTACGCCATGATGGTAAATAT